GCCAAAGACCATGTGGCAGGGGTTATTGCCCAGATCGAACCCGTGGACAGCCAGGAGCGCTTCGAAGGGCTTGGCGTGCAGGTCATCCGGGAGTTTGGGCATTTTATCTCCCCCACCGACGTGCAAGCGGGCGACACCACGATCACCGCGCGGCGCATCGTGATTGCCACCGGCTCGCGCCCTCTGGTGCCGCCAATCCCGGGCCTTGGAGATATCGACTACCACACCAACGAAACCATCTTTGATCTGCGCGACAAGCCTGAGCATCTGCTGATTATCGGCGGCGGCCCGATTGGCTTGGAATTGGCGCAAGCCCATGCCCGACTTGGTTGCAAGGTCACTGTGATCGAAGGGGCCAAGGCGCTCTCCAAAGACGACCCCGAGATGGTCGAGGTGGTGCTGCACAAGCTGCGGAGCGAAGGTGTGGAAATTGCCGAAGACGCGCTTGTCTCCCAAGTGCGGAAAGGCAAATCGGGCATCACGGTGTCCACCGAAGATGGGCGCAGCTTCACAGGCAGCCATCTGCTGCTTGCCGTGGGGCGTAAATCCAATACCGAAAAGCTGAACCTGGAGGCGGCGGGGATCGAGACCACTCGCACCGGCATCAAGGTGGACGCCCGCCTGCGCACCACCAACAAGCGGGTCTATGCCATCGGCGATATCGCAGGCGGTCTGCAATTCACCCATGTGGCAGGCTATCATGCCTCTGTGATTTTGCGGCCATTGCTCTTTGCCTTGCCCGCAAAAGCGCGCACCGACCACATCCCTTGGGCCACCTATACCGACCCAGAGATGGCGCAAGTCGGGCTGACGGAGGCGCAAGCGCGGGCAAAGCACGGCGCGCGTGTCGAGGTGGCACGGTTTGACTTTCACCACAATGACCGGGCGATTGCCGAGCGCAAAGCTCATGGTTTCATCAAAGTGATGGTGGTCAAAGGCCGTCCCGTGGGCGCGTCCATCGTCGGGCCGCAAGCCGGAGAGTTGATCGCGCTCTGGTCGCTGGCAATTGCCAATCGGCTCAAGATGGGCCAAGTCTCCGCCATGGTGGCCCCCTACCCCACCATCGCGGAGATGAACAAGCGCGCGGCAGGGGCGTATTTTGCGCCGAAACTATTTGACAACCCGCGCCTAAAGCGTGTGGTGGGAGCGATCCAACGATATGTACCCTAGCGCTACTGCCCGATGTTGAACTCTCTCTCCGGCCGTTTTTTGGTTCTCACCGTCATCTTTGTGATGCTGGCCGAAGTGCTGATCTTCGTGCCGTCCATTGCGCGGTTTCGAGAGGACTATTTGCGCGAACGGCTTGAGCGGGCGCAGATTGCGTCTTTGACACTTTTGGCCGAGGACATGATTGCTCCAGAGCTAGAGGCCGAGTTGCTGAAAAGCGCGGAGGTTTACAATGTCGTTCTGCGCCGGGACGAGATGCGGCAATTGGCACTGGCCTCGCCTCTACCTGGCCCAATATCCGACACATTCGATTTGCGTGGAGCGGGCGCCGCCGAACTGATCCGGGATGCGATGGCGCGCTTATGGACATCGGAGACGCAAGTCATCCGCCTGATTGGCGCGCCTGTGAATGAGGCGGGGATGCTCATCGAAGTGACCTTGGGCACACAGCCCTTGCGTGCGGCTATGCTGGATTATGGCGTGCGGATTTTGATCCTGTCAGCGGTGATTTCGATCATTACCGCTTTGCTGCTGTTTCTTGCCGTGCGCCGATTGCTGGTCAAACCCATCGAAGGTGTCGTGCGACATATGCAAAACTACGCCCGGGCTCCCGAAGATGCACGCCGGATAATTGCGCCCAAAGCCGGGGTGCGCGAATTGCGCGATGCTGAAGAGGCGCTGCGGCAGTTACAGATGGAGTTGACCCAATCCCTGCGCCAAAAGGACAGGTTGGCGCAATTGGGCTCTGCGGTGAGCAAGATCAGCCATGATTTACGCAACATTCTCACCTCCGCGCAACTCTTCACGGATCGCATCGAAAGCTCCGAGGACCCGCTTGTGCGACGCTTGGCCCCAAAACTGGTGAACTCCATGAGCCGGGCCGTGCATCTGTGCGAAAGTACGCTCGCATTTGGCAAGGCCGAGGAGCCCGCACCGCGCCTCAACATGGTGCCGTTGCTCGAAATCGTTGGCGATGTGGTGGCCAGTGAACGGCTGGCCACGGAAGGGCACGACATCTCGATCAGCGAGGATGTGCCGATTGCGATGATGGTGCGGGCCGATCCAGAACAGCTTTACCGCGTGGTGCTGAACCTGGTGCGCAACGCGCGACAAGCGCTCTTGGCGACCGGCAAAGGCGGCGAGATTGGAATACGTGGCGAAGAAACACCCCAGGCTTGGTTCATCCGCGTGTCCGATACCGGTCCAGGATTGCCCGCCAAGGCGCAAGAGCACCTCTTTACCCCGTTCCAAGGCGGCGCGCGCAAAGGCGGATCCGGGCTTGGGCTGGCGATCTCTGCGGAATTGATCCGAGGCCATGGCGGCACGCTCGAACTCGCCCGCACCGGCCCGGACGGCACGGTGTTCGAGATCCGTCTGCCCAAAGCGGCGGAGACGATTTGAGGGTTGCAATAGATGGTGCCGCGGCGTAGACCGCTCGCCACGGACCGATAGCTCAGCTGGATAGAGTACCTGACTACGAATCAGGGGGTCGGGGGTTCGAATCCTCCTCGGTCCGCCACTGCACTAACCTGCATTGGATTTCCCCTTACTTTTCAGGTTGTTAGATTTTGAAGTTGGAACTTGTTCCGACGAGTTGGAACTTTCTGTTCCCTCTATGGTCCGCCGCAAATCAGCAGATTTAGAGTAGTGAAGCGCTTCAGCTTCGCTTTCATGGCCCAAAATCGCCATGCGTTGATCGCTCGAAGCACCGTTTTCTTTGAAGATCGCAGAGCGACCCTTGCGGATACCGTGGGCCGTTTTGCCTTGCTCAAGACCAGCCGCCCGCGCTGCTTTCGAAAACCAAGTGGTAGCGGCTTTCTCAGAGCGCGCCTTACCGCCTTGCGTGGTCAGGTAGTTGAAATGCTTTGGCGCGGCATCCAGCCACAAGGCCAGATCTTCGGTTGCTTCAAACCAGTTGGGTCCAACTACGTGAACCGGGCACATGGCCACGCTCTTTGACTTCTTGCGTGTGTAGGTCAGCCAGCCGTCAGCATCGACCATGGAGATATTCAGACTGCACGTATCGCCAATTGCGGCGCATGTGCGATACATCAACTCAAACGCTAACCGCCGTGGCGTGCCGATTGCCCAATGTGCACGGAACAAATCAAAGTCGTTGCGCGTCCAGGGCGTGAAGCCGTCTGTTTTGGCTGTTTTGCGTTTGGCCACCGTCAGTGCGACGTTCACGTCAAAGTCGCCCATCTCGTCCCAATAACGGAACAATGAGCGCCAGACCTTTAGTCTGTTGTTTGCAGCGTGGCCGTCATACTTGGCCAAATCGCGCTTAATGTTTTTAGCGGTGACTTTATTCAGAGTTGCTGCGCCATACCGATGAGGAATGTCGTCGCACCGCGCGCGCCACCGTTCACGGGTGCTTGGTGCAAGCGCCAGGAAAGTACCGGACCCAAGGTAGGCAGTCAGGCCAGCGCCGAGTGTGCCAGCTTTGAAGGTCTTTGGCTTGGAGTGGGGCTTTTCGCCTGCGGCCTCGACATACGCGGCCAAAAACTCGGGGCTATCCTTTGGGGTGTCTGGCATAGCGACACCCTTTTCGCCTTTGGGGCGATAGTACCAGCGCGCCTTGCCGCTCGGGTAAAAGCCGGATTGGTTCAAGTGTTTCAATCTGACCCCGCTTCGAAAATGGCGTCGCATGATGTGTCCTCTGTGCTGTCCTTTTCCACGGACACTAGCACACGGACAAATCCACCGCTGTGTGCAATGACTTCCTTCGGCTTTAGGCCCGCTGCCAACGTTCCGAGAATTGTGTTCTCCACCAATTGCGGGGACGTGCGGCGATGAGTTTGGGTGACTTCACTCATCTTCGCCTCCATCACGCTTGCCCAACTCCGTCATGTTGAGCGGTGACAGGTATTCCCCGCCATTCTCAATCTCGCGCAGGTTCTCCCAGCCCCGGATTTCGTTTGGACTGAGCCAACCCCATTCGCGGCCAATGCGGTACGCTTCATAGCGGGCCTTCAGATCACCGCGCAGCAGCCCTGCTAGGTCATGCTCCACAAAGTGCCGCTTGCGCCCCTCAGCGGTCAGCAGAGCCGCGTTCATGGCCTGCTCGATGCGGCGGGCCATCGGAGCCAAGCAACGCACAACAAGCGCCCTGCTTTCGCCGTCTACGTTGCTGTAGGTCGCGTTGTCGGTAATGCCCACCACCGTGGGGGGCACACTGAATGTGCGGGCAACGTCCATATTGCTCAGCTTGCGGCTTTCCAGAAACTCAGCGTCTTTTGAGGAAAGCGACAGGCTTTTCCAATCCACACCGCCATCAAGCACAAGTAAGCCTGAGGTCTCAATATCGCCAGTGAAGCGGGCGCGAGCTTTGCTCAGTGCATCGTCTTTCTTGTCGCCACCGATGGGCTGCGGAAACACCAAAGCGCCCTCAGGGCGGAATGCCTTTCCAGCTTGCCTGGACGCCTGATCTTGTTGAGTGAGCGCGAGGGCAAAGGTCTCGCGGGCCAACTGGATAGGCGAAGCGCCGATGACACCATCTGGGCCGAGGCGATAGCGCAAGTGCAGGATTTCATCCTGAATATGCACCCGTGATCCGCCACGAGGATCAGAAACACGGTAGCGCAGCCGTCCATTTTCCAAGCGCTCAACGGCCACCATAGCAGGGTGCAAAGGATGCAAGGCAATAACCTGACCCCGTGCATTGCTCTCGATCCGCGCATATGCGTTGCCAGCGGTCAACAGAGACACAATCAGATATTCTCTGCCCTCAAAGGCGGTCAGATGATCATTGAAGCGATCGTGCAAGCAGGCGTAGAGCGGATGATTTGTGGCGCGGTCCCTGCCGCCATTTTCTCCGCGCTGGTGAACGTTCAAGGGCATTGCGGCAAGGTTTTGGCTCACCACTGAAATGCAGGCCTGCGCCACAGCAAGGCCTGAGGCGCGGTTAGTGTCAACAAAGCCAGTTGCCGTGCTGCGGTGGCCCAGAAACTCAGCGAGCGATGGATCGGAAGTGGCCACTGTTTCGCGGCGTTCACGTCCAAGGATTCGGGAAATGAAACTCATGTCAGAAGCTCCATGATTTGCAGGGTGCGAGCCGCATGTTCACGGGCGGAAAAATCACCAGCCTTTGCCCTGGCATTGATCACCGTGCCGTCATATGCCGGAAACGCCGCTACGACGCTGACCTCAAACAGATCGACAGCGCGCAGCTCGCGCCGGTTTCCGTCAAGGCTTTCATCACGGGCGGTAAACCCAAACGACATGCCGGCCAGATCACCACGTTCCGCAAGCGCCAGCAAGTCGCGGCCTGCCTGGGTGTCTGGAACGTCCAGATCGAATGCGAGGCCGCGCGTATCCTCTGACAAACGAAGGGTGCCAGATTTAGTGCGGGCCAAAACGCGGGCGGGATCATGGTCTACAAGGGCCAGAATGTCAGCGCGTTCTGTCAATGTGTTCGCAAAAGCACCTGGAGCGATGGTTTCTACCATGCCGCCGCCAATCTGTGCCTCAGTTCCAAACAGCGCAGCATAGCCCTCAAGCCGCCGCCCCTTTGCCCGCAATTCAGCGGTTTGAAAACGCTTCTCGATATTCATAGGGCGATCTCCCGATATGGGGCTACAAGCTGCATCACCGCCCAGGGCAAACGGATACTCGCGGCATCTCCGCTCTCATCCGAGAATGTCATGCCGTGATCGTAGAAGTGCTTAACGTAAAGCGTGATCGCTTGAGCGATTGGTTTGGGGCAGTCCTCGGGGTCAAATGCGACCCCGATGGACTGGAAATACACTGCTGCCGAATCTCTCAACTCAAGCAGCACTGCATCGTCGTCGTCACCGTCAACGTGCATCGACGCTTTGATATGTTCGAGGTTCGGCAACGACATGGCTTAGTCGATCTCCGCGTAACGGAAGCCCTCGGGGTGGCGCACCACCACGTCAGCATCAAGGAATGCGTGCAACAGAGCGCCGCCCTTGCTGGCCACGTCCGAGTGATACGGGTTCACAAGCAGATCAACACCAGACCAATAGCCAATATAAAGGCTGGCCCATTCGCCGTAGATCAAGGCGTTCTTGTCATCAGTAGCGCCAATGTCAGCCGGAACCTGGGTGGAGCTTTCGACCTTTTCACCGTGGAAAAGTTCCGTCAGGGGGATAACGCGGCCATCCGCATCTTTGATCTTGCGTGCGGTATTCATCACGCCAGGATTGGTGAGGAAACCAGTGGTGCCGGTCACGTTGTCAGTTTCCAGCGCCGCAATCAGATCAGCCGTGATGTCAGAGCTAAAAGCTCCACCAGCCACGCTTTGAACGTCAGGATCAGCCAAAATGCCTGTGGGTTCATTTGCGCCACCACCGCGCAGCGCAGCGCTGTCCAAGGCCTGTGCCAGCAGGTAAGCGAGGTCCGCACGCAGAATCGGCTCAAGCGCCTGATTTGCTTGCAACAGCATCCGGCGCGAAAGCTCATACTCAGCCGATACGGTTTTCGGCCCCATTGCCTTCTTGCCAAAGGACGCATCCGAGCGGTTTGCGTCGCCGTGCTCAGCGACCCATCCGGCAGTGCCAGAGCCCACCAGACGGGGCAGTTCCATGTTGCCGCTCAGCCCGCGCAGGACGGTTGCACCCATCATCTCGACTTTCAACGCAGCGCGGCGGCGATCCGTCATCGCGGCCAGATCGGTTGCAACCATGTTGCCGCCGGTTCCGCCTGTGGTCAAAGCGCGGGTTTCACCGCCAAGGATGATTTCCGTGGGAACCATAACCCCGCGCACTTCGGCGCGGTCGCGGGCAAGCTCTTGGTGCCATTCGGCCTCACGGCCAGTCAGGGTGCCAGAGCGGCTTTCGGTGAGAGCTTTGGACAGCGAGTACCCTTCCAAAGAATGCCGTGCCACGGCATCGCCGCGAACGGAATCAGCGCGGGCTTCCAGCCGCTCAAACTCAGCAAGCGTCTCAGCGTCACTCAGACGGGCGTTCAGGCCCCGCACCTCGCCGTCCAAGGTATCAAAACGCTTGCGTTCTTCGCCAGACAGATCGCGGTTTTCGCCGGCGGCGGTTTCGTTGATCTGGCGCATTTCAGCAATCTTGCCTGCGCGTTGCTCTTTGAGTTCGTTCAAATTATCTAGGGGCATCTGGCCCTCCTTTGAGATGGTTAGGTGGAAGGCTCGCGCGGTCGTGTCGCCAAACTCTGTCCGCGCGGGCCGGTTTAAGTCTGCGTGTCGCTTTCCTCCTGCGCGTCCTCCAACAACACTTCGGTTGCGATGCTGTAGCAGTGGTTGAAAGCGCGTGTGATATGAACCATCGCGTATTCAAGCTGCTTGAGTTCTGGCATTGCAAGTTGTTGCTCGGGATAACGCTCTGGGTTCATCGTGTAGAACACTGGGTCGCCTTGCTGCGAGTAACCGTGCAAGATTTCAGGGCGCGAATGTTCGTCTATAAACCGATAAAACAGATGGACCTGAGCGCCCTTGATTGTTTCGGTAATATCCTGAGAGGGAAGTTCCTTTTCGATCAACGTCAGTGCGCGATCAGCAATCTGCGCCGCGTCGGCAGGCTGCAACCGCCCTTCAAAAACGCGGCTCCGCATGACACGGGCCTTGAATATCTCAGCCAAGCTGAAAAACCGACGTTTCTTCAAACGACGATCCGTAGATTTTCCAGGTTCCAGATACTTGAAGCGAACCCAATTGTTCGCGGTGTTGGTTTCAAGCCCCGCGATCTCGCAAAGCTCCAACTGGCTAAATTGTGCATCGTGCAAAGAAATAAGCATACCGGCCTCCGATACACATACTGGTAACGTTACTAAATAGTGGCTGTCAAGTAACGTTACCATTTGTGTGTGGAGTTGCCATAATTCTGATGCTTACAAGCACTCCATGCCTGGGTGGATCGCTCCACTTGACTGTGCAGCACGCCATATCGCCGCCAGTGCCCTGTTCTCTGGCCGTGATGCTTCCTCCGCGTATTCGTCGGGATCACGCGACATTGGGCCATCGTATCTGAACATGACGAAAGCGTGGCTGCACAGCCTTCCAGCGTGGTAGGTGTGAGAGTTCCCATCTTGTGCCAAGCTGCCAGTTCTCTCCGCTCTGCGTCCATCCAGTCTGGGTCATCATCGCAGATGTCGGGTATTTCGCTTATTGTGATCCAATCCGCGCGAGCTTTCTGCCATTTCTCGAATTCAACAAGCACGGGATCAGAGATGGGGTGCGCGGCGGCCTGACTGGTGAAAGGCAGCGTCATCGTCGCGCCAACAAAGTTTCGCCTGGACAAAGAGGGAGTGTTCGCGCGGGCGCGTGAATTGGTCATTGATATGATCCTTCAATATGTTATGGTTACAGTGTAATCATTTTCATGGATTGAAACGTGGGTCAAGAAAAAAGTCACAATGTAACCATTTCTGCCATGCAATGTCGTATGGCGCGAGCGGCTTTAGGCTTTGGTGTTCGCGATCTCGCCGCAAAGGTTGACATGTCTCCGAACACGATAACGCGGTTTGAGCGCGGCGAAGATTTGAAAGAAAGCACGATTCAGGCAATAGCGGTTGCGCTTGAGAATGCTGGTGTGGTGTTCATCCCCGAGAATGGGGGCGGCGCTGGCGTTAGGTTAAGGAAAGTTGTCGATGAGACCTAACTGGCGAGAATTGAACGTCCTGCAAGAGCTTTGCCTTGGTAGCGTTGAACCGTCTGCCAATTTTCGAGATGCTGGTAAGCAGACGATTGCAGGCATGATTGCTAAAGGCTGGATAGAAGAAGGCGTTTGCGAACATTACGGCGTAGAGGGCTATCGAATTACTGAGGCTGGAACCGCTATCTTCTCGGCAAGTCAGAAGTAGATTGGGCGGGCATCTCGCTTGCCCGCCCTTGCGCCACGCCTAGAAAGGACAAGGCTGCGCTCTCTGGCGGTTTACCCACTCACCAGTAACGGGGTTGCTTGAGGCGATGAAAGACAAGCCAAGGGGCAACCACCCTATTCCATTAAAGCTGCGATACATGCGGGCATTTCATCCTCGCCCTCGCGATCCACAGTGGCCAGCGCCATAGCCAGCGCTACCATTCCATCAATCCGCCCGCTTGATTTGTTCTTCGCCAGCTTGCGATTCCCTGCGGGGTCCATCTCTATCACCGCGTTGGACGCGCAAAACGTGAGGATCGGGTTGCCTGCGTGCCGCAAGTTTGCCTCTGCAACCAAGCGTTCGAGCTTGTCCACGGCAAAGCCCATTTCCTTGTATCCCTGACCAAACGGTTCAATCGGCAGATCGGCCCCAAGTCTGTCAAATTCGCGTTTGAGATATTCCATGCGCCAGCGATCATAAGCGATGCGCTGGATTTTGTATTCTTGGCTGGCCTCAGCAATAGCCTCAGCGACGAAAGTGGGGTCAACCACTGCGCCTGGTATCAAGGTCAGGAAACCTTGTTTCGCCCAAAGATCGTAGGGAACGCGGTCCAGATCGGATTTTTCATGGATACCTTGCTCTGGTAGGAAAAATCTGGGCAGCACGTCAAACCCGCCCTTGTCGTCTGGGAACACTAGAACAAAGGCTGTAAGGTCACGCGATTGCGACAGGTCCAGACCGCCCCAGCATTCTCGCCCTGCAAGTTTCTGGTAGTCTACCTCGCCTGCGTTGGCATCCCATTCTGCTTTGGCCAGAAAGCGCACATGGGCGTCCACACGCTGATTTAGGATCAGGTTGCGGAATGCCTGTTCTTTAGAAGGGATGCGCTGCGCTTGGGACGCCTGCCGCTCTACATCTTCGAGAGAACGAAAGTCGCCAAGCGCCGGATTGGCCTTAGCCCATGTTTCGTGTGCCCAAGGATCATCATCCTCGTGGGCGCCGTAGAACGTCATGTGAAAGCTTGGGTCCATCACTTCGCCCGAATTGACCTTATGGCCGTAGTCTACCAATTCGGACATGATGGCATGATCGCTCGCCGCTTGGGTGCTGATCACACACAGCAGAGGGTTTTCGCGTGCGCCCATTGCCGTATCCAACGCCTCATACAGATCGCGCTTTGGTGCTGTGCCAAGCTCATCGTAGATCGTGAAAGAAGGCGACAGGCCTTGCTTGGTGCTGGCATCGGCGCTGAGTGCTTGGAAGATGGACCCCTTGCCCTGGCCGCGTAGAACTTCAATCCTCTTGCTAAATTTCACGACGTTCACACGGGCATCAAGCTCAGGGTGCTCATCTAGGATAGCGACCATCTCCATGAATGTCTTTCCGGATTGCTGCTTGTCGTTTGCAGCGGCATAAACCTCACCACGATTTTCAGCCTCAGGCCCAAGCAGATGACAAAGGCCCAGACCAGCGACCAGTTGCGTTTTGCCATTCTTGCGAGCCATCGACAGAACCGCCGTGCGAACAGGACGCCGACCGCACTCGTCCTCGGCATAGACGGCCTCAAGGAACGCCCACTGCCAATCCCTGAGCTTCAATTTCGTGCCTGCAAGCGAGCCTTGGGTGATGGGCAAATCTTCTAGGAACGCCCCGATACGTTCAACGCGGCTTAGACCTGGTGCTTCCCAAGGAAGAGTGCTGCGCAAGGGAGAAACCGGCTCCTGAATGAAACCTAGTGAACGCTGCGCTGGCTTCTCCACCACGGTCAGTTTTGGTTTTGCGCCCTTGCCTCTTTGTCCCATTTGCCTGATTCCTAATTAAATATCTGCGTAGCTGGAGGGGCGGTCAGTGGCCCGCCCATCTCTCGTGATTTGACCTACCCCCACCATCCGTCCGATGGGTCGATAGGGTGGCCGTTTGCATCGCATCCTTTGAAGCGACGGCCTGTCACGTTGCCTTGAGTGCGGTCAAAGCCAGCCGTTTTCTCGTTGTGGCAACGCTCACAGAGCGACATGAGGCCATCCATACTCGGGAAGGGATCGCCGCCTTGGCTGATCGGCGTCACATGGTCCACAGTGTTCGCCACCTCTGTCACGCCACGCTTGTCGCAGATCACACAGACGGGGCTTTCGCTGAGCTTTGCGAGCCGTAACTTCTGCCAACGGGTTGTGCAGTAGGGCCACTTAGCCATCACGCCACCTTCCTTGCCAGCTTTGAAAGCTCATGGGCGATCTCGCTCTTTTCCTCGTGAAAGCGATGCGGGTCGCGATGATCGGGGCTGAGCCTTCGGATACGGCGCACCAGCTCTGCGATTTGCTCTTTGGTGTGCTCTGGTCGTGTTGTCTCACTCAGCCGCATGGCGCACCTCCATCGCATCGACCATCGCCGTGAAGTATGTTAAAGCCTCTTGGGTTTCGCGTTCACCATCGGGTGGCTTGCGGTAGGGCAAAGCGAAAATGACACAGCTTTTGCGCGTCTTCTCAGCAATCGGAAGCTCACAGAGTTTTGGAAACCCTTGGGTTGATAACCATTCGCCCCAAGCGTTCAAATCGTGATAGTGCTTCGACTTGTTCAGGAACTGAGGACCGTCCGCATAGTTGCCATGAAACCTATGACGTTCGAAGGCTTTCCACGGGCGCCCCTTTTGTTCTTTATATTGTTCTTCCTTATAATGCGGAGGGACGTTTTCTCCCCCCTTTTGCTGCAAATCATCCCCCCTTTTTGCTGTTTGAGGG